TCACGAATAATCAGCCCTGCCTTGCAGCAGGCCGTGGAGTCTAACGTTGCTGAAATGGAAGAAGCCACGTTTGGACGGGGCAAGTGGTTTGATATTGCTGATGATGTCAACGACAAAGAATCTCAAGATGTGCAGTATTTACGTAATAAACTCACAGAAGACTTTGAAAACACCAAAGTGCGTAAGGCTGTTGCTGAGTGCTTGATTAACGCGGCTGTATTCGGTACTGGTGTTGGCGAAATCGTTATTGAAGAAATTAAAGAAATGACTCCGGCCACCCAGCCTATCATGGATGGACAGCTACAGGCAGTTGGTGTCAACATTACAGATCGTGTGGTTGTTAAGCTAAAGCCTGTCATGCCACAGAACTTCTTAATTGATCCCGTAGCAACCTCCATAGAAGACGCTATGGGCGTCGCTGTGGACGAGTTTGTGGGAAGCCACCATGTAGAGCAGTTACAAGAGAACGGCGTCTACAGGGACGTATACGTAGGCACAGCGGCTCCTGACACTGACCTTGAGCCAGATCAAGACATTACAGTCTACAGCGATGACAAAGTTCGACTAACAAAGTACTATGGGCTGGTTCCTAAGCACATGTTAGAAGAAGCCACCGACGAGAAAATCGAAGGTGACGCAGGATATGTAGAGGCTGTTGTTGTTATCGCTAACGGCGGTACGCTTTTGAAGGCTGAAGCAAATCCCTACATGATGAATGACAGGCCTATAGTAGCGTTTCCGTGGGACGTAGTACCTTCTATGTTCTGGGGTCGTGGTGTTTGCGAGAAAGGCTACAACAGCCAGAAAGCTCTCGACACAGAGCTACGTGCGCGTATCGACGCTCTAGCTCTTACGATACATCCTATGTTGGCTATTGACGCTACAAGGTTGCCACGCGGAGCAAAGCCTGAAGTACGTCCCGGAAAGATGATACTAACTAACGGAGATCCTCGTGAAGTCTTACAACCGTTCAACTTCGGACAAGTGGGTCAGATCACGTTTGCCCAAGCAGCAAGCCTTCAACAGATGGTACAACAAGCTACCGGAGCAGTTGACTCGGCGGGACTCGCTGGCAACGTTAATGGTGAAGCTACTGCCGCTGGCATTTCTATGTCTCTCGGTGCTATTATTAAGCGTCATAAACGTACTTTGATAAACTTCCAGCAGTCATTCCTAATTCCGTTTGTTAAGAAGGCTGCACACCGTTACATGCAGTTCGACCCAGAGAATTACCCTGTGAAGGACTACAAGTTTAATGCAACCTCTACGCTGGGCATTATTGCTCGTGAGTATGAGGTCACACAGCTTGTTCAACTTCTACAGACCATGAAGCAGGATAGCCCTGTGTACCCTGTGTTGCTCCAGAGCATTGTAGATAATATGAACCTGAGTAACAGGGAAGAACTCATAGCATCTATGCAGCAGGCCCAGCAGCCTAACCCAGAAGCACAGCAGGCAGCTATGCAAGCACAACAATCGCAGCTTGCGTTACAGCAATCGCAGACGGCAGCACTGTCAGCACAGGCACAAGAGTCTCAGGCACGAGCGCAAAAGTACTCTGTCGAAGCGCAGCTTGAGCCACAAGAGGTTGAGATCAAACGCATTGAGGCTATTACACGTAACCTTGCAGCAGGCGATCAAGACGACAAAGAGTTTGAGCGTCGTTTAAAGATTGCTCAAGTAATGACTAAAGAGAAAGAAATAGAGGCTAAGATAAATGTTAATGACCCAGCAAGACCTCAAGAACCTAATCGCCCAAGTGAACGAAGCGTTCAAAGGCCAGTTCAACCGCCTGTCGAACCTAGAAGAGAAGGTGGCCCGTTTGGAGGAGAGCCTCAATGACAGCAAAGGATCCAAGACTAGTACGAGCAGGAGTAAGCGGGTTCAACCAGCCAAAGCGGACGCCTAAGCACCCTACGAAATCACACGTAGTTGTAGCCAAGGAAGGCGACAAAGTTAAGACGATACGCTTCGGACAACAGGGAGTCTCAGGCGACAAAAAGCCTACGGCTCGTCAAAAGTCCTTCAAGGCAAGACACGCAAAGAATATAGCCAAAGGCAAGATGTCTGCGGCTTATTGGGCAAACAAAGTAAAATGGTAGCCTTATATTGTGTGGTTTGGAAAGACGCTCAAGGAGGAGCTAACACAGGTTGGAGAGAAGTAGAAGAGCTTGTGCAAGCTGAAGTAGCTACTGCGGTTTCTTGTGGAGCTATTTTAGTTAACGACCAAGAGAAGTTAATTGTTTGTCCTCACCTAATAGTTGAGAATTCTGCAATTATACAAGGTGACGCAGAAATCGTAATCCCGCAACAGTGGGTAATTTCAGTAACTAAACTAGGAGAAACACCATGCCAAAAGGCCCCGGAACATACGGAAACAAAGTAGGACGCCCACCTTCTAAGAAAAAGAAGAAAGCGGCTAATAACGTTAAAAAGCCTATGTCAAGGTCAAGGAGCTACTAAAATGGCAAAGCCCGGACTTTGGACAAATATTCACAACAAACGCAAAAGAATTGCGGCAGGTTCCGGTGAAACCATGCGTAAACCGGGGTCTAAAGGTGCGCCCACGGCTAAAAACCTAAAGAGAGCCGCTAAGAAACGTAAATAATACCAAAGAAAACACTTGACATTTACCTTGAAATATGTTATAATATACAGTATATAGTAACTAATGAGATAACCTAATGGCCTCTTTAACGAAAGAAGAAGATGAATACTATAACAATTACTTTGATATGTTTAACTCTAAAGGTTGGCAACAGCTTGTTGAAGAACTAAACGTAAACTTAGTAAATGTTAATAGTGTTCAAGCTACTAAAGACGTAGATGATATGTATTTCCGTAAAGGGCAGTTAAACGTTCTTAATAGTATTGTCAATTTAGATGACTCTATTGACGCTGCGTATAAGGACGCAACTGAAAATGATTAAAGTGTATGACTTCAAGTGTACCAATGGCCACTTGTTTGAAGAATTTGTAGAAGCAGGTACAACAACCAGTAGGTGCGGTTGCGGTGCTAACGCTACAAGGGTCGTTTCTGCCACGCAATGCGTACTCGAAGGTGCTTCTGGGGACTTTCCCGGAAGACACATGAAGTGGGTACGAGAACATGAGCAAGCAGGACGTAAATAAAACTCCACAACCGTTAGGCGGAGAAGGTTAATAATATGGGACGAGCACAACTCGTAGACGAGCGTTCGGAAGAAGAACTTAACAACGAAGAAGTAGACACACTAGAAACACCAGAGGATACAATTGAGTCTCCAGAGGAGGTAGCTCAAGAAGAATCCAGTTTACCTGCGAAGTATCAGAACAAATCTTTAGAAGACATTGTTCAGATGCATCAAGAAGCTGAAAAGCTTTTAGGTAAACAAAGCTCTGAGGTGGGTGAACTACGTGGCGTTGTTGATGACTACATCCAAGCACAACTCGCAAATCAACAAGCACCTGTACAACAGCAAGAAGAAGACGATACTGACTTCTTTGTTGATCCACAGGCCGCAGTTAGTAGGGCAATTGAGAACCACCCTAGTATTAGAGAAGCTAATCAAGTTACTCAGAACTACAAGAAGCAAACAGCTTTGTCGCAGTTACAAAGTAAGCACCCTGAAATGAGCGACATTGTTCAAGATGCTAACTTTGCTGAGTGGATTAAAAGCTCTAAGATTAGGACTCAATTGTTTGTACAAGCAGACCAACAGTATGATTACGACGCCGCTGATGAACTGTTCTCCCTCTGGAAAGAGAGAGCTTCTGTTGCACAACAGACAGTAGAAGTTGAAAAGCAAGCCCGTAAACAACAAGTTAAATCTGCAAGTACAGGCAACGCCCGAGGAACAGGCCAGACTCAACGTAAGAAAATATATCGTCGTGCTGATATTATTAAACTTATGAAGACCGACCCAGAGCGATATTCAGCTATCTCAGAAGAGATATTCCAAGCTTATGCCGAGGGTCGTGTTAAGTAGCCTAATCTAAAGGAGATTTATCATGGCGACTCAAACTTATCCCGGCACAGTAGGCGGTGGCTCGATTGTCAATAAGACAGCCGCAGCAACATTCATCCCTGAAATCTGGAGCGACGAAGTAATTGCCGCATACCAGAAGAACCTGAAGATGTCACCTCTTGTAAAGAAGATGTCAATGACAGGTAAGAAGGGCGACAAGATCCATGTTCCTAAGCCTATCCGTGGCGCTGCATCTGCTAAAGTTGCTGACACCGCAGTTAACATTCAGGCGAACGTTGAGCAAGAATTGCAGATTGAAATCAATCGACACTTCGAGTACTCACGTTTCATTGAGGACATCGTAGAAGTACAGGCACTTAACAGCCTGCGACAGTTCTACACAGAAGACGCTGGTTACCAGTTGGCTCTGACGGTTGATACTGACCTGATGAACTGCGGTACTGGTTTTGGTAACGGAACCCTAGACCTTGCTGCTCCTGCTGGTGCAGATTGGGTTAACAGCAACAGCTACTACTTTAACGCTGCCGCTGGTTTGGCTACGTTCGCTGCTTCTACTGTAGCTACTGGTGACAACTTCACCGACGTAGGTTTCCGCGAAGCTATCAAGATTCTTGACGATGCTAACGTACCAATGGAAGATCGTTGCTTGATAATCCCACCTGCTGCTCGTAAGACAGTAATGGGAATTGAGCGTTACGTATCTAGCGACTTCCGTGATGACCGTACTGTTAAGTCTGGTCTGATTGGTAACGTCTACGGTGTTGACATTTATGTTTCTAGTAACTGTCCTACGCTTGAGACTAACGTTCGTGGCTGTCTGTTCTTCCACAAGGATGCTATCATCCACGCGGAGCAGATGAATGTACGTTCGCAGACTCAGTACAAGCAAGAGTACTTGTCTACTCTGTACACTGCTGACACCCTCTACGGTGTTCAAGTGTATCGTCCTGAAGCTGGTTTAGTACTGGCCGTGTTTGACGAGTAAAACTACTCTGGCCCCTTCGGGGGCCTTTTCTTTTTTATTTGTTTTTTCAGGAGTAGTAAATGGCAATCTATCGTGGCCCCGGCGGTTCTCCCGCTTCTTCAACAGATGCAACATTAAACGCTGTTACTGAAAAAGCGAATGAAGCAGCTACGTCTGCTCAGAACGCAGCTACCAGCGAAACTAACGCAGCAACTTCTGCAACCGCAGCAGCAGGCAGTGCTACTACAGCCTCCGATGCTGCACAAACAGCTATTGACAGTATCGGCAGTGCAACAGCAGACGCTAACGCAGCAGCCGCTAGTGCGTCGCAGGCAGCTACAAGCGCCTCTAACGCAGCCTCTTCAGAAAACTCTG